GCAGTATATATAGTAGTAGCAGCAGAGTTAATTGCCCAAGGGTTAAACAGCAAATAGCCCCTACCGGTGGACGTTCCGGTGGCGAAGGTGCCTGAAGCAGTGGCGCGGAGCGTCCACTTGCAAAGACAGATCTTCCGTCTGGAACACATGGTAGGGAAGGCTGATTATATCCAAGGGGGTCGGCAAGGACGTCCATATAGTTAATGGCACATTCGGAGTAATGCACTCGTGAATGGGCTGGGGCTGGCGTTCTTGATGTTTGGGGTGCGGAGAAGATTCTCTTAGGGTTGTCGGCAACATTACGTTTGCGTCTTGGTCTTGGTTTTGCCATATTTTTAACGAGTTGTTATGTAATCTCGTTGGGAGACGTAATGGCTGGGCCCGGTCTCCCTCGGCCCAACGTAGTGAATCTACGTCTTGCGGCCGCGCCGTTTACGTTGCTTCCCAGTTTTCAACGTACGAGGTGGCGTGCGCCTCGCTCCTATTTTGCCATCTTTATCATCGCTATACTTGGATGTATGTGGTCTTATGTGTGGGGAGTGGTCTGTAGCAGCATCTGTCTGTATTCCACATGCTTTACGCATCCATGATGGTGGTGTGTTCGGTTTCTGTTTTTCTTTTCCTTTCATGGATTTCATAGAAATTTCCTCCAACCCGTTTATCTTATTTTCGAGTTCGTGTACTAATTCCGTGACGTTTTTGCTCGTGCTTGGTTCCTGTCTTAGTATGCCCTTTGGATTCTTTGCGGTGCTTACTTTTATTTTTGAAGACTGGGGCTCTCGTTCGGCAAAGGGATTGCCCAGATCCACACGTTCTCCATTGGATTTGTGTGTTTTCTGGATCTCTCTGTCAATAGCGTCTGCCAGATCCTCCTGGGTGGGATCGGCTGCTGGTATGAGGCCGTGTGCGTTGTTGAACACGGTGCATGAAGCATGAGCGGCGGGGGGTTTTGGCATGTAGGTAGCTTGCATTGTCAGCAAGTCTTCCGGCTTTTTGGCTTTATCAAGAATGGCTTGAAATTCGGTGCGATTTATCTCAGGGAACGCGGCTTGGACTTCCACGTCCATCCAGCCCGAGTCGTTGTTATTCGGGAATTGAACGCTTTCGTCGTACTGTGCCCACCAGGAGTGTTCTCCGGTGCGTTCGAATGAGTGCTTCAAACTTAGGACATGGTCAGGACATAGTGCGAATACCTTCGATACGTATTCTTTCACTATTGGTGTGTTGCCATCCGTTAGGGATAGGCAAAATGCCTTGGTGACCAGTTTGTCCAGTGCGTCGGTGTATCCTCTTCCGGTAAGGTGGACTTTCAACAACGTGCGCCTAATGTCACACATTGAAGATGGATCATTCCACCACACACGGTTAGAGTAGTTTCTCGACAGGAACGAAACTCCGATATCTCCTCTTTTCACGACGTCACACAAAGCTTTTTGTCCTCAATTTACTGACACCTTCATATAGACTTCTGGATCCGCGTCCATCAATATAAC